CTTTCCATTTCCCATAATTGATAACGTTATTGATTAACGAATCTACAATGAGGTCTTTTGGAAGATCAAGCTGAAGAGCGAGCTCCTCTCCTACAACCCTGCTACAGAATCTCGCTAGATTGTCTGTTGCAGCCGAGAAGTCACCGGAATGATACTTCTCTCCAGGTTGAAGTGGCGGTAAATCAGTCCATTCCACGGGACGGCCAATCAACTCGAATTGAGGAATGGTCTTAAGTCCCTTCCAGAGCGCCAGCTGGAGACCTTTCAGAGCATAAGTCGTCTTGCCCGGGCCTTTCGTTATCACACGAACCTTGAAGGGTTCACAGATAGGAACGGCCGTACAACACAACTCCTGCTCAAGGGTCTCGAACTTCGGTCTGAGAATAGGAATATGAACGGATTTTGAACCTAAGTCACGAAACTCGTATTCTCCAATCTGTGAGAAATTGATATCGTGTGCCTGACCACCTTGTTTGCGGTTCGAAGCAAATGAGGCCTTGGATGAAGGCTCCCAAAACTTGGTTTCAAAAGAAACTCGGGGAACAAGCAAACTCACAATCTTACTTACTCTTTCTTTGAAAAGACGCCTGATCATGAATACTTCATTCGTTTTCGGAATATGGACTACATTTGGAACAATTCTCTCCTTGGAGAGAATGTCCCTATGTTTCCGCAAATTCCTAATAATGAATGATTCATCCACGATTGGTGTGCCCTTTTTCAGATAGAGAAAAGCTTGAGCGTAAGTAAACTTCTTCGAGTCAAAGTCACTCATCATTCTAATCTTCCGTATTCTCAATCTCCAAGGCGAGGGGCCCAGACCATGTCTGTTCCACCCGAACGGGAGATCGATTTCCGGTAGGTCAGTTTGACCAGTGATGTAACTAAAAATGTTGCAGGACAAGTATTTAGCTACTTCTTCAGCTCGGTTCTTCAGGTAGAGTATATTCCATTGCAAAAGCAAGCGCGAGTATTCTCCTGAAGTCAGATCTTCCTCTCGAGGGAGACCTGCTGAGCAGAAGCAGAGGCGAATTCTTTCAACCAGCTCTAGGGCATGGTACCTCAACTTCTCTTCCCGATTTCCTTTGAGCTCGATTTGTCGTCGAGTTCGAACGGAATTGGAAATGTCGGCAAGCATTACCGACATGGAGGTTTTAATCTCAGTCATTTCACTCTGCGTGACTTGATTATGGGACACCTCTTCCAGACCCACCCGAAGTACAAGATATGATAGTTTGCGTAAAAACAAATTTGAGAATCTGTAGTACATCGGTCTTTCACTTTTT